GGGCAAGAATGCCTATAACTGCACTTGTAGGCGACATACCGTTGGAAGAATGGCCTGAACCAATGCAGACATATGACGCACAGCCTTGGGACTGTGCATCCCATCATCACTCTGTATTTGTCATGGATCGTGCAACGCCTTGCCCTTGGATGGCAAAAATAGATGGTGAAATGCACCCAGCCAAATATTTATTTACGGTTGATTACACTGACAGCGAGATTGCAGATGACCCCGCACAACACAAACAAAGCCACGTTTTGCAGTTGCTAGACGCAGGTGAATGGACAGGCAATATAGTAGCTTTGCCAAATAACCGCGTTCGTGTTACACATCCAGCGTGGTTTGTAACTGGTGAGGGAGCGCCAGATTTCAAACCATCACAGCATATACACTATTCTAAATCTGATTTAGACTACACCTTAGATGTTAACAGGGTTTTTGATAACCTTTATAACGAGGAATGACATGGCAGTATCAGGCTCAACAGATTTTGAATTAGATGTTGCTGAATACATCGAAGAGGCTTTTGAGCGTTGTGGCTTAGAGGCGCGAACTGGATATGACCTGAAAACAGCTAAAAGATCGTTAAATCTTTTGTTTGCAGATTGGGCTAATCGCGGCCTTAATCAATGGACAATTAATCAAAGAACTTTCACTGTAACAAGTGGTGATGGTGAGACAAGCCTTGGCAATGACGTAATTGACATATTGTCATTAGTGGTTCGCAGGGACGGCACAGATTATTCATTAAGCAGAATTAGCAGAGATGAATATCTAAGCATTCCAACAAAAACAACTACAGGCCGACCAACGCAGTTTTTCTTAGACAGACAAATAACGCCCAATTTAAAGCTATGGCCCCTGCCTGATAATAGCACAGATGTAATCGTCTATGATGCTTTGACGCGCATGGATGATGCTGACACTTACATAAACACGGTTGACATGCCATTTCGGTTTTATCCCTGCCTAGCTGCGGGATTGGCGTATTACATTGCTATGAAAAGAGCGCCAGAAAGGTTGCAAATACTTAAACCGATATATGATGAAGAAATTAACAGGGCTATGGACGAAGATAGGGACAGAGCTTCATTTAGAGTTGCGCCAGATTTAAGGAATTATAGGTATGTCTAAATACGCCACAGGAAAATGGGCGTATGGAATATCTGACCGTTCTGGATTTAGGTATCGTTTGCGTGATATGCGCAAAGAATGGAACGGTCTTTTAGTCGGTAAAGATGAATGGGAGCGCAAGCAGCCTCAACTTGAGCCTCTTAGGGTAAGGCCCGATCCACAGGCTTTACGTGATCCAAGACCACAGCAAAATGAAACAGAAATTAATTCAATACAATATGGTTTTAATCCTGTTGGTTATCGTGGCGATGCTTTAGGTTTTACTGGTAATAGATTAAAAGCTGAAGGGTCTGTAGGCACAGTTACTATTAACGTAAGCCCTAGTCAGGAAGACGTTGCCAATGTCGTAGGTGTTTATGGCACTGGCGCTTTAGGTTCTGTCACCATACCTTCAGCTTCAGCACCAAGATTTGACAGCACATCTATTACACTAGATTCAACAACAGATACTTTTGATGAAGGATAAAACATGGCTTTACAAAGCGTAGGAATAGGAAGCAGTGCAAATGATGGCAATGGGGACACTCTTCGTTCTGGGGCCACTAAAATAAATGCAAATTTCACCGAAATATATGCGGCTCTTGGCAATGGAACCACGCTTACAGATATAATTAATTCTAGTGGTATTATTGATGTAAGTTCTGGTGCAAACAAGATTGTTTTTTATTATGCTAATCTAAGCGACTTACCAAGTGCTAGTACCTATCATGGCGCGGTAGCACATGTTCACGCGACGGGGGGGTTATACTTTGCGCACGGTGGCGCATGGATTAGATTAAATGATGAAACTACTGGTCCTGTAACAAAATACACCGCTGGAACAAACGGTTCAAGTGCCTATACATTCACTGGCCCCGGAGCTACATCTGGCGACAATCCAAACTTCACTTTCTATAAAGGTCATACTTATCTTTTAGATAATACGGCTAATGTAGGCAGTCATCCTTTGCAGATAAGAACTTCAAATGGGGGTTCCGCTTTTACAACAGGCGTTACTGATAACTACAACTCAACGTCAGGGCTGACACAGTTTATTGTACCGCATGAGCCTTCTGACACTTCTTTAGTGTATCAATGCACCAACCACAGCAGTATGGTTGGAAACATAACAATAGTGTGACGCTATAGGTGAACAAATGAGCTATACATACACAACGCTAAAAACCGCGATAAAAGATTATACAGAGAATGATGAGACTACTTTCGTCAGGAATCTACCCGTATTTATAAAAAACTCTGAAGAACGGATTTTAAAAAACGTTCAACTTAGTCTTTTTAGGAAAAATGCAACGGGAGTTATGTCAGACACAAGCAAGTATTTAGCCGTTCCATCTGACTTTTTAGCGCCATTTTCTTTGTCATACACTTCAAATAGCGAAGAAATATTTGTTGATTTTAAAGACCCTGATTTTGTTCAATCATTTAATCCAAACCCTGCAACAAAAGGGTTGCCTAGATTTTATGCACAATTTGACGTAGACAATTTTATTTTAGGGCCAAGTCCTAATAGCGATTTTCCAGCGGAATTACACTACTTTTACCGTCCAGCCAGTATAACATCTAGCAGTTTTTCTATAACTCTCTCCAACGTCAGCGGAACATTCACAACTTCGGATACCGTTACAGGTTCAACTAGCTTGCAGTCTTCAAAGGTTAGTTCTGTTACAAACGCGAGTACCTTGAGTGTCGCAATACCCGCAGGAGATTTTGTTGTGGGCGAAACGTTAACAGGAAGTTCTAGCGGAGCTACGGGTACGCTGGCAACAATAGGTTCAGACGCAACTGAAACTTGGCTTAGTGAAAACGCAGAAGTTGCTTTGCTTTACGGAAGTTTGATGGAAGCGTATATATTTATGAAGGGTGAACCTGATTTGCAACAAATATATGAAAAACGTTTTGGAGAAGCGATAATGGGTTTGAAGTCTTTGGGTGAATCAAAAGAAGTTACAGATGAGTATCGTACTGGAATGATTATAAGGGCGAAACAGTGATGAATATGCCATTTGAAATGTCTGTTGGTAGTGTTGGGGTTAAAACTACTAACAATCGAGGTTTTACCCCTGAAGAGGTCGCGGAATTATGCGTTGATAGGTTAATGTTAGTTTCAAATGACGCACCGCCCGTCATACGAGATCAAGCCTTGGCTCACAAGGAACGTATGAAGGCTGTAATCGCAGTCTACATGAAACAGGCTATCCAAAGTGATAGAACTACTGTATATAATGCAATCAGTGATGCTGGTCATAAAAAACTAGCCGAATATATAAGGAAAATGTAAATGGCATTCTCAGGAAACTTTATGTGTACCTCTTTCAAAGTTGAAGTTTTGAAGGGTGTCCACAATTTTACCGCTGCATCTAACGTATTTAAGCTGGCAATGTACACAAACAGCGCAAGTTTCACAGCGGCTACTACAGCTTACACTTCTAGCAATGAGGTTAGTGGCACAAACTACACGGCTAAAGGTAACGCTATAACCACAGTTACTCCTGTCGCATCTAGCACAACGGCTCTTGTAGACATGAACGATGTTGTGTTTAGCAACGTGACTATCTCTGCTGTTCGCGGCGCATTGATTTTCAATGAGGCAGCATCAGGTGATCCAACGGTTTGTGTTCTTGATTTTGGTGGAGATAAAGCTGCAAGTTCAGGTGACTTTACAGTTGTGATGCCCACCGCAGACGCGAGTAACGCTATTATCCGCATCGCCTAATTGAGAGTATAACCCATGCCACTACCTTTTTCTGGCTGGGGCCGTGGTGGTTGGGGTTCTGGTTCTTGGAATAGCTTACAAGTAGGAGTATCTGTTACAGGCGTAGCGGGTACAAGTGCCGTTGGCAGCGTAAGCACTACCAGCGGTGTTACTCAACCTGTCACGGGCGTAGCGGGTACAGGGTCAGTAGGCTCTGCAACGATTACTGGCGTTGCCAACATAGCAGCTACAGGTCTGGCAGGCACTGGATCAGTAGGCTCTGTAACGGTTATTGGCGCTGCTAACCTAACGGCTACGGGTGTAGTTGGCACGGGATCAGTAGGGTCAGTGACCACTACGGGCGCGGCTAATATATCAGCTACGGGAGTTAGCGGCACATCTGCGCTTAACACTGTTGTAACTGAGTCTGATGGTAATCTTACGGTACTTGGCCTTAATTCTATTGGGTCAGTTGGTGCAACTTCTGTATCATCAAACTCAGCTATTCCTGTAACGGGGGTTTCTGGAACAGGTTCAGTAGGTGCCGCTACATCTAGGGTTGGAATTAACGCCAGTATAACAAGTGGTGTAGCAGGTACAGGCTCGACAGGTAGCGTTACAATAGACCTAACGGCTAACATACCCGCAACAGGGGTCACAGGTACAGGCGCAGTAGGCAGTATAACTCAAACGAGTTCTGTAAACCAATCAGCGACAGGGGTTGTTGGTACTGGGGCAATAGGTACAACGAGTAATACCAGCGGCGTAAATCAGACTGTAAATGGTGTATCGGGTACAGGTGTTTCTGGTTCTGCGTCGGTAAGCGGTAAAGCTAATCATACTGTAACAGGAATATCTGGTACTGGCGCGGTAGGCAGTATAACGCAGACAAGCTCCGCAAATATATCTGTAACAGGAATATCTGGTACGGGTGGCGTTGGCTCAACAACTGTTACAACGGGATCAGATATTAGTGTTGCTGGTGTAGCAGGAACAGGCGGCGTTGGCTCAACAACTTATGCCTTTGGTTATGATGTAACGGGTGTTTCTTCTACAGGTTCAGTGGGTTCTGTTACTACAGGTTCAGGCGTTACTCAAAATGTAACAGGCGTATCTGCTGTAGGGGCGGTAGGTAATACATTTGTTTGGAGCAAAATAGTTCCAATACAAAGCCCTGAATGGACGCCTGTATCTCCTAGTTCTACTCCAAACTGGAAAAAGATTGCGTCTTAACGATAGGCGCGGTACAAATAAAACAACTTATCTGCTTAGGAAACTCACATGGCTAGTACATATGGAAATGATCTTCGGCTAGAAGAGATTGGTGATGGCGAACAATCTGGTACATGGGGCGCTACAACTAATACAAACCTTGAATTAATTGCAGAGGCTCTTAGCTTTGGCACCGAAGCCATTACTACCAACGCAGATACGCACACCACTACGATTGCAGATGGAGCTACCGATCCGGGTCGCTCTTTGTACTTAAAATATACAGGAACGCTAGACAGCACATGCACTATTACAATCGGCCCTAATACCGTAAGCAAAACATGGTACATTGAAAACGGAACAAGTGGCTCTCAAAGCATTATTATCTCGCAAGGTTCTGGGGCCAACGTAACAATTCCAACAGGACAAACTAAGGTTGTTTATTCAGATGGCGCAGGCTCTGGCGCAGCTATGGCAGAGATTGGTACGTTAGGCGTTACTAATATAAATGTGTCCACCGCTGCAACAGTAGGAACTCTTGATACAAGTGGCGCTGTTAATTTAAATCTTGTTACGGACTCAACCAGTTCAACTTCGGGCGCTCTGATTGTTGACGGCGGTGTTGGTATAGCTAAAAAATTATTTGTTGGTACAGACCTAGACGTAGACGGCACAACCAATCTTGATGTCGTGGACATTGATGGCGCTGTTGATATGGCAACTACTCTTGCTGTTGGTGGAGTGGTTACAGCCAATGCTGGCGTGGTTGTAGATAATTTTACGCTTGATGGGACCACTCTAGCTCTGTCTTCTGGCGACATGACGCTTGATGGCGCTGCGGATATTATTCTTGATGCTGCTGGTGATGAAGTCATATTTAAAGATGGGAGTACAAATGTTGGTCACGTATCTATGGATAGTGACAATTTAACGATTAAATCTCTTGTTTCCGATAAAGATATAATTTTACAGGGTAACGATGGCGGTTCTGGAATAACTGCATTGACTCTTGACATGTCTGCGGCTGGTGCGGCTGCTTTTAATTCTAGCATTACATCTGGCGGTGCAGCGGTTAAAGTTGCTGGTAAAGAGACAATCTTCGTGCCAGCAGTTGCTATGTACCCAAGCACAACCAATCCATGTGCTGGGCCAGAGCAAGTGGAAACAACAGCATTACGGCCTGATTTAAAAGTCCTAGACTTTGCGGCTGATGCGGATGACTTTGCTCAGTTTGCTATCGCCATGCCTAAATCTTGGAATGAAGGCACAGTAACTTTTCAACCTTTCTGGACAGTGACAGGCACAAATACTGGAACGGTTGCGTGGCAATTAGCTGGGGTAGCGATCACAAGTGACGAAAGCATAAACACAGCTTTTGGGACGCAAGTTGCTACAACGGCGTTGGCTTTTTCTGGAACGTCAAATGATCTGATGGTTTCAACAGAAAGTGGTGCAGTAACAATCGCGGGAAGCCCCGCAGCAAATGACATGTGCTTTTTCCAAATTAATCGTGACACTAGCGCAGATGATCAAACAGGAAATGCACGGTTACTAGGCATAAAGTTGTTCTTTACAACTGACGCAGCAAATGATGCATAGGTAATAAAATGACTGGTTTTGGAATAAACGTACTTGGTTTTGGTTCTGGTGGTGGAACCGGACCTTTTGAATTTGCTGTTTCTTCAAATACTACAAATGCCAATATACGAACACTAGCAGATGCTGCGGGATATAGTGGCTCTGGCCCAATTACTATGACTGTTAATAGTGGTGTCTACATCTATTCAACGAGTGCTTCCACTCCTGCGCTTACAATTGCAGAGGCAGATGCCACCGTAATTAATAACGGTAAGATTCTTGGGAGAGGCGGCACCACCGGAAAAGAAGCGATATATATATCCTCTTCTGGGGTGACAATAACTAATGCGTCAGGGGCTTACATTGCGGGTGGCGGCGGGGATGGTACTAGAGGTATCTCTGGGGGCAATATCGGTTATGGTACTCAAGGTTACGGTGCAGGTAGCGGCGGCACACCGGGGTCCACTGGTGCTAATGGGGGAGTTAGTGGAAATACTAACGTTGCAGAGGGCGGTTATGGCGGCGGTGCAGGTGGCGGCGGTGGACGTGGAGGGAGAAGTGACGGAGATTCTGGCTATGGTTTCGGTGGATATAGT